GGCGCTTCAGATTTTATTAATAGACAAATTGCAGGAATTGATCTTCTTACAGAAACTTATGGAAGCGGTTTTACAGCATTTGAAGAGTATAAAAAAGCACTTCAAGGAGAAGAAATACTTGATGCCGAAGGTAATGTAAAAAGTTTTGAAGATATACAAAAATCAGCTACAGAGTTGGGAGCAAGTTTTTCTGCGTATTCAAAAATTCAAAAAGCCGCAGAGGACGCAAATAAGTCATTCTTAAAAAGTCTTGCTCCTATGAATGCGGCTGAACAAGCAATGAATAAACTAACGGCTGAAATGGAAGAAATAGAAAGTCGAAGAAGAGAGTCTGCAGACGGCACTATAAATGCTGCAGATACCGAACGATTAGCAGTCTTGACAAAACAACATGCTTTTATTAAACAAATAAATGATGCAGAGCATACTGCAGCAATGGACAAAGCAAAAACAGATACACAAGCAGCAAAAAATCTTTCTGAATCAAGACCAATACAAAAAGCAATACTTGATTCACAAATTAAGCTAGACAGAGTCGTAGACGGTCGTGAGAAGAAAGAAAGAGAGATTAAAAATTTAAAAGCAACTATAATGAATCAAGGTGAAAAAGGTCAAAAGTTAGAAGAAAGAGCTACAGATACTCAAAATAAAAAGCTTGAACTTTTAGAGGAACAGCTACTTACAGAGCAAGCAAAAGAAGCTGCTGCTAACAAAGAACTAAAACTAAAACAAGACTTAGAAACTGTTGAAGGACAGTTGCTTACAAACAAACAAAAGCAGTTTGATTTAGGCATTGAGAAACAAATACTTGATCTTTCGAAAAAACAATTAGATATAACAAAACAACTTAATGCTCTTGCAGAAAAAGACCTTGAAAGAGCTTCAAAAAGAGCTTTAATAGATAAACAACGAAAAAATGCTTTTAGCTTTATAGGAGCAGATCTTGACGAAGCAAAACGAAAGCGTGACTTATTTTTAGGAGATACAAAGAAGGGAACCATAGAAGAGGATGACTTAAAAGGTATTTCTGCTGATGAAAAATCTTTACAAAATATAAAAGCTAAACAAATTATAGAGGAAAGAGATATAAAACTTGCTATGATTGCAATGGAGTATGATTTACTTGAAGCAAAAATGGAGCAAACAAAGTTTGAAATAGAAAAGCTTCGAATCGAAGAGGCGGGCAAGGGCACTGCAGAGGGAGATGCGCGAGCACTAGAGTTAGCGTCACTTCGAGACAGAATTGCAGATCAAATTACAGGAAATGAAGAAAAAGGTATTCCAGGACTGGGCAAATTAGAGGAAGCTGCTGCAACTTTGGCTAAACGAACAGCAACCTCTGCTTTAGCCGATCTACTTGAGCAAGGAAAATCATTACAAGAAGCAGTAGAGGATGCTACAGATTTGGCTCAAATTAGTGAGAAACTAGCAAAAGGATTTGCAAGTGAAATGACTACTGCATTTACTGCAATGGTTGATGGGTCAAAGTCAGCAAAAGATGCTTTTAAAGACATGGCCTCTTCTATGCTACAAATGATTACAAAATTAATCATGGAAATGATTGTATTAAATGCACTCAAAGCCAGTCCTCTTGGTGGATTTT